TCCGTGACGATCGTTCCGCCCGGGAACACGCTGATCGCGGCCTTCAGGATCACCTGCCGTTCGATCGACTGGCCCCGCTCGTCCGGCCCGATCATCGGGGCGGCGCCCCCCGTCGGGGCAACGGCCAGGCTCGTTTGCCCCGGCTGGTTCCCCGCGAGCGCCGGGTCGAGTGCCCCGCCGACGACGACGTTCGAGAGGTAGCGGTTCTTGAAGTTCTCGCCCGGCCGGTGCGGGTTGGGGCCGCCCTCCGTCTCGTTGAACGTCCAGACCGCCATCTGCTGACCCGCGAGACGGGCGATCGTCTTGATCTCCTCCTTCTTCGTCGAGAGCTTCACGGGGTACTGGCGCCCGATGTTGATGTGGAACTCCAGCCAGTCGCCCCGCTCAAGGATGCCCTCGCAGACGCCCTGCACCTGCTTCATCTGTCCGTCGCTCATGTCCGTCCTTCCGTCTTGTCGCGGTTGTCCCACAGGTCTTCATACGGTGTCGTGGTGCCGGGGTCGAGCGGGCCGCGGGCCTTCAGGGCTTCCTTGTCGGCCTCGGCGTTGGCGTTGTAGATCAGGTCGGCGAGCGCCCGCACCCGCCCGAGGTTGAAGTGGAACGAGGCCATCTCGTTCTCGTCGTAGGCGGCGGCGAGCGCCCGGCCCGCCTCCGCCGCCTCGTACCGGAGCTGCTCGGGCGTGCGTTCTTCGGCGGCCATCAGACGGCCTCGAAGACGTGCCAGACGAACGGGCCGACCTGAGCCGAACCGAGGTAGAAGCCGTTCGCGGGAGCGAGCTGCCCCTTCTCGATCGTGTGCCCCGTGCCCCTCACCGAGATCCGACGGGCCACCTTCGCGTTCGCGGGGTTGACTCGCACCCAGAGACACAGCCGACCGTCCTGTCCTCCGACGTGGAGGATCTGCGCGTGCTCGGGCATCTCGATCTGCTGGTCGTCGACGATGTTGATCGGGAACTTCCAGACCGCGGTGCTCATCTGTTCCTCTTCGAGTGCGAGCCGTAGATCCACTGGCGACGCATCAGGTTCGCCTGCTCGCGGTTGGCCGACTGGTAGCGGCGCGAGAGCGCGTCGAGCGCCACGACGGCGGCGATGGCGTCCATGCCTTCGAGCTGCTTCGAGAAGCCGGGCGCGATGGCGACCGTCACGACCTTGACCCCGAAGTCGGTCAGCTTCCACTCGGGCTTCGTGGGCCGCTCGCTGTTACGCATCACCGTGTTCGATAGGCGGCGAATCCACGAGAGCCGCACCGAGACGCAACGACGGGCGTGAAGCTGGTGCTGCTCGTCGCTCATCCCGTCCGCCCGGACGAGTCCGACGCGAACGGCGATCTGCTCGATCGGCACCCAGTCTTTGTCCCCCCCGAGGTCGCCGATGATGTGCAGCAACTCCCGGTCGGAGTAGCTCTCGATCTTGAGATCGGATGCTGCCATCTCAGAGCGCCTTGTAGATCATCGTCGGACCGGACTGTCCCGCGAGACGCACGAGTCCGTCATCACGGAGTTGCTTGAGCACGACGTTGGCCCACGAGTTGTTCTTCGTCGGGAACGCCTCCCGCATCTTCGCGGCGGTAAACTCCTCGCCTACCGGCAGCCCGTTGATCCAGTCGATCGCTTCGAGCACCGACCGTTCGGAGGCGCGAGGCCCGGGGCGTTCCTTCTTCTTTCTCTTCGCGCCTTCCTGCTTCGGCTGGGCTGCGGCGAGCACGGCCTTCACCGAACGGATCGAGTCCTTGAGGGCTTCGAGCTGCACGTTGAGCGCCTCGCGCTCCTCCTCCAATCGCGACAGCTCGGCCAGGGCGAGATCCTCAACGCTCGACTTGAACGCCGACATCGTCTGCTCCTCGGCTTCCAGGAGTGACATCACATCCCCTCCTTCGGGAGATGGTGGGTGCATGGAGTTACGCGATAACTATAGCACCGTGGAGCGGAGGTCAAGGGGGACGCGCGTTCCCCCCTGACCCCCTGGGCCGCAGCCGCGGCTCGCCCGGGGGAACGGGAGACGGCGGGCGCGACCTTTCGGTGAGACTATGGATCGAGGGCTGTCTGACGCTCGATCGCGCCCGAGACGCCCGACGACTTCCAGAAGTTTCTGAAGGTCGCCATCGCTGTCACGAGCACAACCAGGCCAGCCTCAACGAAGCGCCGCCCAGTCAGGTCGCCCTGGAAGTAGGCTGTTCCGGCACCCGCTACGGCGCAGGCCACGAACGCGACTACGGTGCGAACGCGATCCGACCACTTAGGCTGCTGGATAATCGCGAGCACGGCGGGCAAGAAGAAGCCCACGACGCTCGACCACATGACGATGTCGGTCACTCAACTCCCCTCCTTTCTGATCTCGGTAGCAAGGCTGGTAAGGACCTGGATCTCGGCGGCGTGACGCTCGCCCATCCGACGCTCCGCGCCCTCATATCGCTCCTGGGCGCGAACCTCGTGGGCCTCCATCAGGGCAGCGAGCTGGGCCAGGTCGGGCATCGCTTCCAGCTTCGCGATCGTTTGGTGGGCCTTGTCGAGCTGGTCGCGCAACGAGTGCACGAGCGCATCCGCCTGCGCCTTCACTTCGATCGCAGCCGAGCGCAGGTTCTCCTCCCGGATGTGCGCGTCCTCCAGTGACTTCCGAAGCTCGTCGGCGGCGGCGGCGGACGCCTCGTAGGACACCTTGTAGCGAACGCCGTAGAGGATGCCGATCACCGTCGCCGCGGTGACGATCAACCCGAGAACCACCGCCCCGAGCGTGACGCTGTTGTGGAAGGTGGTGTCGAGAAGCATGCTCGCCTATCGGAGCTGCGGGTGGCGGAAGACGCCGGTCAGGTCGTCGCGGTAATGGAGGGACTCTGGCTCCGGGCCGGACTCCTCGCCGTTCGAGGAGAAAATCGCGGTGCGGGCCGACCCCGCCTTCCGACAGACCGTCGTGTGCGCGTGGATCGTCCCGAGCGCATAGATCGTGATGTCCCCGACCAGGTACTTGTCCTTCGGCGCGTCGTAGTCGCGCAGGAAGGTGAAGAGGCTCGACGTGTTGCCCCAGCCGTCATAGGTGAAGCCAAGAGGGTCGGCGATGTACCTCTTGATCCAGTGCATCGCCCAGTTGAAGACGAGCGAGTCGTAGCCGGAGCAGTCGTTCGCGTGGGGCTGGTCGGGCGGCACACCGAAGCCGCGGAACGGCCTGAGCTGGGTGTAGTGCCACAGCCGCTCGTTCTTCTCGGCGCGCAGGGTATAGGCGGTAATGACCTCGCGCGCGGCCTTCTTGTCGTTGGGCGGCAGCGGCTGGAGTTTGCCCTCAGCAGCCATGACTTCCACGCTACCGACGGACGCGGACGCGCTACGGGAAAAGCTGCGGAAGCTGCTCGGGCGGCGTGAGCTGCATGATGATCGTGCCCGCCATCAGGATGTCACCGGCCGCGAACGTGAAGGGGCTGGTCGGCCCCACGACGCCGCCGGTTGAGGGGATGACCGCCTCGATCGTGAGGTTGTTGTCGTTGCGCACGCTGACCTGATCCGAGCCGCGGAAGAGGACCGACTCGTAGTTGCCCGACGAGTCGTCGAAGCAGTAGCCGAACCCGATCGGGGGGTTCGAGAGAGGGCCGAAGACGTTGATGTAGTTGACCTCTAGCGTCGTCACCGCGTTCAGGCCGAGCAGGTAGACGGAGCCGGTGCCCGGATCGAAGATCCCGCTTGCGTAGACAATGAACTGGACGGTCACGACCTGCTGCTGCACGGTCGAGGCGAGCACGCTCGGGTTGACCCCGTTGACGTTCGTGCCGTCATCGGAGCTGAAGAAGAAGCCGAAGAAGTCAGGCGCGAAATACGTCTGGAACGGCGAATCGTCCGTCGCGAGGTCGATGTGGCCCAGCTCCAGCCGCCTGATCCGGTCGAGCTGCGTGCCCTGCGCGCTCGGCAGGGAGAACCGCTTGTACGGGGCGCTCATGTCGCGATCCCCGGGGCGCCCGGCCTGACGGTGCCCGCGCTCGTCGTGTGCTTCGTCGTCGACGTGGGGAGGGCCTGCTGGCCCCCGCTGCCGCCCGAACCGATGCGCGCCCCGAACGCGGGCGGAGGAGCACCGATTGGTCCCACGAGAAGCTGCTCGACCGTCTCGACCCCGTTGTCGTCGATCCTGACCGGGATGCCGTAGACGCGCTGCCAGACGTAGACGGCAGGGTCGGGGGTCGGAGGCCCGCCCGAGTAGCCGGGAGGCAGCGGCTGGCGTGAGCTGTTGTCGCCCAACTGGTAGGTGCCGCGCTCCGCGGTGCCGATGAAGATCGGGACGCGGTCACCGATCTCGTAGTCGACCCACGGCTCGGGGGCACGCTCCGGGGCGGGGTTGACGGTCAGCGTCTGCTTGTACGTCTTGCGGAGCGCGAGCTGTTCGGCGGCGAGCGCCTGGACCGCGAAGCCTTCCGCCTGGTTCTGTGCGGTGATCGCCAGCTCGGCCCAATACTCGCCGTAGATCTTGATCGAGTCGGGGTCGTAGATCGGGGTGCCGAGATCGTCGGCGTTGACGAACGCCCCGGCCTGCCCCGAGCGGTAGCCGATCAGGTTCGCCCGCTGGGTGCCGTCGAAGAGGTCGTCGAAGCCGACGAGCGAACGGCCCGGACGATCCCAGGCGAACACCGCGCCGTAGTTGAACCGGCCCGCGCCCGTGTTCGGGTCGGACGGGTCTTGCTCGTAGATCGACATCTGGCACAGGAGGCCGGGCCGATTGACGGGATCGTAGATCGGCTCCATAACCACGTCGCAGTAGCCGGTCGAGCACAGATCCTGGATCGCCTGGCCGAGGCTCGTTCCGGGCTGGACGTTGAAGCCCTTGAGGGTCGAGGTCAGCCCGTAGTCCATCGTGCCGGTGTAGAAGCCCGACTGCCCCCAGTCGATAAACCCCTGCAAAGCGGAGCCTGGGGCCTCGGTGTCGGAGTTGAAGAGCATGCAGTAGAGCCAGTCGACGATCAGGTCGATCGGGTGCCAATCGGTGAAGGTCTTGCCCTTCCGCGGGATGTACGAGCAGTGCTCCACGTCGGTGAAGAGCAGCGGCCGATAGAAGAGATACTGCCACGGGTCCCAGGCGGTGAAGCGGGTGCGGGCGTCGCCGGTCGAGGAGGCGTCCGCGGTCTGGAGGATCAAGGTCGATGCGCGGATCGTGTAGTACGGGTCGACGTTGCGCTCGCGCCGGAACCCGTAGAGCTGCCTCACCCCTTCCGCGAGAAAGGGAAGGTCGTCGGTGTGGAAGATGTTGATCTCCGGGCTATCCGACGGCACCGTGCCGGAGAGTTCCAGCGGCTCGTTCAGCTTCGGCGTGACGATCCGGTCGGAGGCGAGCTTGTCGAGGAAGGTGATCCCCGCACCGTCGAGGTCGGTGATGAGCCATCGCCATAGGGGGGAGATGTCGCTTGCCATTACGCCCAGGCCGCGTTCACCAGGCAGACGGAGCCGCCGCCCGCACCAGCGCAGGTGATGACGTTGTTGCCCGGCACGAGCGGGAAGAAGTCGCTGCTGACCATGACTATCCCGGGCTTGCAGTTCGCTCCGCTCCCGTTCTTGTAGACGGTGTTGCGGAACGTGTTGATCTCGACGTAGCCACCACCGATCGAGGGGCAGCCGGGCTGGGTGTCGTTGAACTCCAGCTTCTGCCCCGTCGTGACGTTCGTGAGGGTGAACGTCCCGGCGAAGATCTTCCAGACCGGGTAGGCGGGCCGGTTGCCGGGATTGACGACGGTGCCCGGGATGCCCGGTGAGAGCTGCGCGTGATCCTCAAGGTACGGGCGCGCTGTGTCGATCGTGAACCTGACCTCAAGCGCGGAGCCGGGCGCCTGCGACTCCTCCCAGTAGGAGAGGAGGCGGATGTCCTGCATCATCCGGGCGAGCTGGCCCGACGGCGTCCAGAAGAGACGGCCCTCGTCATCGCCCGCATTGAGCAGGCCGTAGAGGTAGCCCTCCAGGGTGTCGACCATCTTCTGGAGGATCGAGTCGCATGCGATCTTGTCGTTCGGCTGCCACATCTGGACGGCGAGCGACATCTCCATCCCGGCGACGAAACGGCGGTGCAGGATCGAGCCGTCGCCCTGCGGGACGTAGTCCTTCGTTTCGCGCACCACGTTCTGAATGGAGCAGCCGTCGGGGCGAAGGCGGTAGACGCCGATGTCGCCACCGGAGAAGGTGATCGGCACGTTGATCGGCAGCGGGTCGGGCGCAACGCTTCCGGGGATCGGGTTCGCCGTGTAGACCGTCGAGCGGAGGTTGAACTGTGTCGTCCAGTCGGTAACGCCCATCTCACTGTCCCGTCAGGTTGGTTGCTGCGATAGCCGCCTGGTGCGCCGACGGCGGATGACCACGCGGAACGACACCCGCAGGCGTCAGGTTCGAGGGAGAGCCTCCGGCCCGGTCGAGCGCGTCGAGGATCGCCCTGAGAAGATCGTTCGACTCGGCCGCCTGAGCGAGCTGCTCGTAGCCGATCCCCTGGAGACGCTTGAGCGCCGGATCGCCCGAAGGGATCTTCGAGACGATGCTGGCTAGCACTGCCGAGCCTGCCTGCCCGCCCGTCGCTGGGCCGCTCGACACGTTCGAGCCGAACTCGTTGAGCTGGTCGACCGCCGTCTTGAAGAGGTCGTTGAGCGAGAACCCGCCGCCCGATGAGGAGGAGGTCGAGTTGAGCGACTTGATCGCACCCTTCAGGCCGATGATGTCGCTCTTGTATTGAACGATCAACTGGCGCTGCTCGATCGTCTTCTTGCGGATCGCTTCGAGGCGCTTGACCTCCGTCTGGAGGAACGTGATCTCGTCCTCATACGCCTTCTTCGCGAGACGCTTGTTGTTGGGGAGCAGCGTCGTGACGCGCTGGATCTCCAGGTCGAACTGCGACTTCTGGAGGTTGAACAGATCCTTCGCGGCCTGAGCCGCGTCGCGGGCGTCCTGTAGCGCCTGGGCCTTGCGCCGTTTGCGCTCCGCGTCGGATGCGGACTTCGCGGCGGCGGCCTCGGAGTCGATCTGGGACTGCACGGCGGCGGAGGCGGAGTGAGCCTGCTCAAGCGCGGTCAGGATGATCGTGTAGCGCCCAGTGCCCTTCTTCGCGAGCTTCAGCCTCTCTTGGAAGTAGTGCTCGATCGCGCGGTCGGCGGCCAGCTCTGCCTGGAGCGAGTCGTGGAGCTGGGCGTTCAACTGGTTGACGACGAGGTTGTCCGGCGCGGTCTTGTCGGCGGCCAGCGGCTTCTTGCCCGCCTCGATCAGGGCGGCGATCTGCTTGCGCACCTTCTCGCGCTCCTTCTCCGTCAGCTTCAGCCGGGTGACCGCGTCCGATGCGATGGCTCCCGGCGACCCCGGGTCGTGGATCGTGCTCGCATCCGGGCCGGAGCTACCGCCACCACCCAACAGCTTCGCACCGAGGATGAACGGCGCGAGGCCGGGGAGTGCTGTGATCTCGCCCGCGTGGAGCAGGCCGCCCAGCTTGCTGCTCCCGGGGAAGTGGAGATTGCTGATTGCCCCGCCGAGCTTGATGATCTCAGATGCCGCCGACGTTGCACCGCCCGCGATGGCGGACAGCTCTTGTACGAACGTGGTCATCGGCCCCTTGGCGACCTCGCCGAGCACGATCCCCAGGGTGTCGAGGTTCGACTTGAGGCCGTTGTATGCCCCGCTAAGTCCCTTCGCGTTCGCGGCGGCGAGCCTGGCCGCGGCACCGTTTTGGTTGGCGGCGTTGGTGTTGTCCCGCAGCGCCTCGGAGCCACCGCGGATCAGGATCGAGGCGGAGCGAATCGCGTCCTGGCCGAAGATCTGGGCGAGCACCTGCTCCTGCTGTACCGGGGCGAGCGCGGAGAGAGCGGCGCGGTACTGGTCGATCAACTGGGGGAGCTGCTGGCCGATCGACTTCGTCTTGTCGATCTGGATGCCGAGCGCCTCCATGTATTGCGACGCCTGCTTCGTCGTCGGCGCGAGCCTCAGCAGCGTGGTGCGCAGCGACGTGCCGCCGTCCGAGCCACGCAGACCGGCCTTCGCCAGCTCGGTCAGCGCGCCCGCCGTATGCTCGAAGTCCAGGCCCACCGTCTTCGAGACGGCCGACACCTGCTGCATCCCGAGGCCGAAATCGTCGATGCTGCCCTGGGCGGCGATCGAGGCGCCAGCGAGAACGTCGGCGACATGGGCTGCCTGTGAGCCTGCGAGGCCGAAGGCGTTGAGCGCGGTCGCGACGTAGTTCGCCGCCGAGCCAACGTCGATCTGTGCAGCGGCGGCCAACTCCAGGACGCCGCGGGCGCCCGCCATCGTGTCCTTGACCGAAAGGCCCGCCTTCGACAGCTCTGTCATTGCCCGAGCTGCATCTCCGGCCGAGGTCGCCGGTAGTGACAGGTCGGCGCCGAGCGCGAGCGCCTCGTCGTGGATCGCCTTCATCTGCCCGACGGTCGCCTGCGAGGTCGCCTGGAGCACGTTGAGCTGATGCTCGAAGTCGGCCGTCGAGGAGATCGCCCGCTTCAGCGCGGTGCCCGCGACAATCGCCGCGGAGCCGTAGAGGCCGAGTCCGAAGACGGTGACGGGGGTGATGCGGGAAAGCCCGATCAGCGCGCCCCTTGCCGCGTTCGACTCGTTCGTGAGGGTCTTCAGGCCCTGGCTTGCACGCCTGGACGCCGCGGCGGTTGCGGCCGAGGAAGCCGACGCTCCTCGCGCACCACCCGCAGCCGCAGTGGCGGTGACGGTCGCCCTGACCGTCGCCGCGCCTGACCGCTCGACCTCCGAGACGGCCTTCTTGACCGCCTTCTCCAGCTCTGCCCTGAAGCCCGTCGCGTCAGGGACGATCTTGACTGCCGCGACGGCGACAGGCCCGACAGACATCAGCGCGCCCTCGGCGGCGCCAACCCGCCCACGGCCGCCTGGAGCTGCTTCATGGCCTCCATGTTCGCCTTCGCCGTGATCGCATCAGCATCCTCGGCGGAGGGCGCGAGCGCGAGATCGAGCTGGATAAGCTCCTGCTCGTTGCGGCCCTCAGCGAGGATTGCGTAGGTCACGTTGACGAACTCCCTTGCACTCAGGCCGCCGAGGCCACGGCCGGTCTTGAAGATGAGCTTTCCGTCGATGTCGTTGTAGTGCTCTCGCCCCCATCCTGCGAGGGCGAGGGCTGCGCCAAAGGGCGCCCGACCTGCGCTTCGGTCAGGAAGGCGCAGAGGTCGTTCAGATCCTGGAACGTCCAGGGGTCTTCGGTCGAGCGCACCACTGCGAGGAACTCGTCCTCCTGACCCGGCTCAAGGAGATGGGTGATCGCCTCCTCCAGCGCGCGGATCAGCTCCGAGCCTTCGAGCACGGATGTGTCGGAGATGTCCTCCAGGATCGTGTAGCTCACCGTCGATCGGTACGTGAACGCCTTGCCGCCCAGCACGATCTTGCGGTCGCCGAGAAGAGCCACACGCTCAGCGTGGCGCTGTCTGCGCTCGGTATCGAAATCCCTCGTTGTGCTCATTCGATCGCCTCCTTCACAGGCATCATTGGTTTGGCCGCACCGTGAAGGGGTGCGGCCATTCCGAGCATACGAGGACTGGCGGACGCCGACCCCATCAGACGTAGTAGTAGTCCGGCAGGAATCGGTAGCCGCGTTTCATCAAGATCTCGCCGTAGTTGACCCCGCGGTGCAGCGCGGTCGGCACGATCGTTGCCTCCGGCCCGGAGGGTCCTACCCCGTCGACGACACGCAACGAATCACGGAGATCGCCAGTGCGCAGATAAGGAGGCCCGGGCGGCGGGAAAGGCGCTGATCCTTTCCCCGGCCACGGCCGAGAGAGGGCGGCCTGCGCGATCGGGAGGAGGCTGAACTGGGCGACGCGGTTCATCTCTCGCGCGATCGGCCCGCCCGGATCGTAGATCAGGTTACTGATCGCGACGTTGTCGAGAACGACCGTTCCCACTATGTGCCAGGCCCGGGGTTCGGGATGCCGTCGAGCTGCGCCCTGAGCGTGAAGAACCAACCCACGCATCCCCCCTGCTCCTGGATCGGAAGACCGCGATCGAAATGCACGTCCGCGCACTTGTCCTCGAAGGTGCCGTTCTGAACGGCGTGGTAGAAGCCGCACCACAGCGCCCACGCGTCCTCCATCACAGCCTCGGCCACAGCCTCGATGTCGGTCGAGAGCACCGACCCGTGCGTGTCGACCGTTGGCGCGCAGCGCAGCGCCCAGACCACCAACGTCGCGAGGTTCAGGCGCCCGTAGGCGGCCCGGTGGCCTTGCGCGGTGATGTCGAGCGGCGAGGTCGACTCCTCCGACAGCCCGGCCGCCGTCACGATCAGGGCGGGGCAGCAATCGAATGCTGGCTGCGACCCCGGCGAGACGTAATACACGGCGGGTGTGCCCGCGGTTGTCGTCGCGAGACACGTCCTTGCGACCGTGAGTGTCGCCTGCGCGAGGTCGTAGAGGCTGCCGACATCACTAGCCACTGTGCGGGCCTACCGGCCTTGCGTACTTCGGTCCCGAGGCGCTCCAGATCGCGGGGCGGCGGCGCAGGCCCGACGGGTTGTAGGCGGCGATGAAGGTGTCGATCGCGGGGATGCCGGTCATCCCTTCGAGCAGCATCCGCGCGAGCGGCTGTAGCTTGTCGATCGTCACGCCCTGCCGCACGATCCTGACCGCGCCGCTCGGGAGCTTGCAGTCCGCGCCCGGGAGCAGCTCGCAGGCAAGTGCTGTCGCCGCGGCCTTCCCCGCAAGCGGAGGATCGACGCCCGACAGGTAGCTGACCGACCACGTGCCCGACTCGCTGTCGTCGAGGTCGAGCACCTGGCAGCCGGGCCAGAACTGCGGGATCTCCGGCGAGGCCGGGTCGCGCATCCTGGTCAGGTAGGTGTTCTCGTCGAGCCGGTAGGTGTCCGGCGAGATCGCGACGCCGTCGATCTTGACCTCGGTGATCTCGGTGACCGGCCACCCGGGTAGCAGCACGCGCGACAGCGGGGCGCAGTTGCAGTGGCAGCCCATTTGGTCGTACCAGCCCCACGAGTAGCCATCCCACGACCAGGCCCACGGCCACCCGACCCACGAGTTGTAGCCCGAGAAGTTCCCCCAGCACGCCGAGAGCACGTCGCAGGGGCGCACCGTGCGATGGCAGCGGCCGGTGAACTGCCTGCCGCTGATCTCGAACATGAGCTGGGAGGCCGTCGCCGCGATGCCGTCGAGGAGGGCGTCGTCACCGTCGGTGTCGCAGCTCGCGCGGATGTCACCGCAGTCGATCCAGCTCGTGCATGGCCCGAACTCGGGCAGCACCGTCGTTGTCGGGGCGACGCTCGACTGAAGAACCGTGAACTCGCCCTCGCCGACAGCTTCGACCGCGCCCGTCCCGGCGACCGAGTAGTGGTAGACGCCCGGGTAGTCCTGGGCGGGCAACGAGAGCACCCAAACGCCCGGACTCGGGTTCGTGACCTCCGGGTCGCCGTTCACGTAGACCGCGTCGGCCACCGTCGGGTCGGGGCTGACGATAGTGAAGGTGACCGTCGTCGGGTTCGTCGGAACGCCGAGAACCGTGATCGTCTCCGTGATCGTGACCGCTGTGCCTGACTGGTAACTGCCCATTCAGCATCCCTCTCGTTTCTCGTCGCCGCCTGTAACGCTACCGCCGGGTGCGGTCGCGCCCTGAGCCTGTGCCCCCGTTGTGGTTCCCGTCACAACCGCGGCCGTGACTTCGCCCGAAGCGATGGCCCCGGTGTCGTAGCCGCAGACCTCGGGGGCGAAGTCGAAGCCGACGACGGTGCCGTAGCAGACCTGGATTTCGAGGTTCGGCGGGTAGAGCCGGTAGGTCGTCTTGACCGGCCTGATCCGCACAAGATGGGTCTTGACGTAGGCGACCTGCGGCGAATCGTTGATCGCCGCGGGCGGGCTGAGGAAAGAGGTCGCCTTGCCGCGCGAGGACGGAGCGAGCGTGACGCTGATCGTCCCGGTTGCCCTGGGGGTGACGACGGCCGGGGGCGCGAGCCTCGACTTCGGGCGGCCTCGCAGCGAGTAGGCGAGCCTGGTCGCGACCGGCCGCTGTGTCGGAGGCTCGTAGACGGCCCCGGTGAAGAACGCCACCGTGCGCGGCGGCCTGATTCGCGTGAGCGTGAGCTTGAGCGGCCGGGCGATGGCGGCGGCGTAGACGACCCCGGTGAAGAAAGCGTTGACTCGCGGCGGGGTGATGCGCGCGAAGGTCGTCGCGATCGTCTGCTCGGCGTTCGGGGTCGACGTGACCGTCGGCGGGCGCAGCCGGTAGCGGGTCGGCCTGACCTTGTTCCGTGTCAGCCAGACGCGCAGGTACTTCGTCTGCGGACGGAGGTCGATGACGATCGGGCCGCGGAGTCGCGACTTCGGCCTGCCGCGCAGGCTGTAGGCGAGCGTGACCTGAAGGACTGTCTCGGCCTTCGGCGTCGACGCGAACGGCGATGCGGGCGACAGGTGCGGCTTCGGCTTCCCGCGCAGCGAGTACGTCAGCCACGTCGTGACCGAGTAGACCTGCGGGCGGAGATCGATGACCGTCGGCGGGCGCAGGCGCGAGTGCGTTGCCCGCGCCAGGCGCGACGACGGCGCGAGCGTGACCTTCAGGCGGCCGAGGTCGTCGCGGTCGACGAGGTCGGTCGGCGGGGCAAGGAAGTAGGTCGGACGCCCGCGGAACGATGGCGCGAGCGTGATCGCGAGGTAGTACGTCTGGGGCCGGAGGTCGATGACGGTCGGCGGGCGCAGCTTCGAGTGGGGCGCGCGAGCCTGCCGGGGCGCCGGGGCGAGCGTGACGCCCAGGTAGAAGACCTGGGGCGAGTTGTCGATAACCGTCGGGGGCCGCAGCTCCGCGCTCGTCCTCACCGGGCGGATGCGGGCAAACGTGACCTTCAGATGCCCCTGATCTTCGAGGCCGACCGTGTCTACCGGCGGCCGGAGCGCCGCCTTGCCGGGGCGTCGCGACTGGTAGGCCAGCGTGATCTGGGTCGTACCGACCGGCTGGAACGCCGCGGGAACCGGGAGGAGCCTCGACTTCGGAGCACCGTGGAAGGTCTTCGCGAGATGGACGGCAGGGCCGGTGTAGACCGCCGCGACGAACGGGGCGACGACCGCCGGGGCGGAGAGCCGGGACTTCGCGACCGGCCGTGTCTGCCGCGCGAGCCAGACGGAAACGCCACGGTAGACGGTTGCCCCGGTGACGACGACGGGGCCGTGGAGAACCGACTTCGGCTTGCCTCGGACGCTGTAGGCGAGCGTGACGACAAGCGTCGTCTCGGCCTTGAACTGGGCGCCGTAGCCGCTCGCCGGGGAGAGCTTCGACTTGGGCGTGCCGCGCCGCGACGGGGCGAGCGTGACGGCGAGGTAGTACGTCTGTGGCCGGAGGTCGATGACGGTCGGCGGCTTGACCCGAGCGATCGTCCTGACCGGCCGAATCCGGGCGAGCTGGACACGGACGCGACCCTGGTCTTCGAGGCCGATCGTGTCGGCGGGCGGACGGAGGAACGACTTCGCCTTGCCGCGCAGCGAGTACGCCAGCGTGGTGACGAGGGTGCCGACATCCTGCTGGTCGACGAGGTCGGTCGGCTTGCGGAGGATCGACTGAACCGGCGGATGCTTGATCCGCGCGAGGGTGACCCTGACCTCGCCCCTGTCTTGGTCGTCGACGAGGTCGGTGGGGCGGCGAAGGGCCGAGTGGATCGGCTGCGGCTTGTTGCGGACAAGCCAGGTCGCGAGGTAGTAGACCTGCGGGGTGAGGTCGATGACCGTCGGCGGTCGCAGTGTCGACTTCGGCCTGCCGCGTAGCGAGTACGCGAGCGTGACCTGGACGGCGCCCCTGTCCTGGTCGTCGACGAGATCCGTGGGCCGACCGAGGCGGGCGATCGTGTGGGGCGGCCTGATCCGCACCAGGGCCGTCGCGATGTAGTAGACCTGCGGCGTCAGGTCGACGACGATGGACGAGAAGAGCAGTCGCGACTTCGGCGCCCCACGACGCGAGTAGGCGAGATGAGTGACGACCCTTCCCTGATCCTCCAACCCGACGGTGTCCTGCGGGGGCGAGAGCCGGGCCATCGTCGGCGGCGGGTTGATCCGCGCCAGGGTGAGCTTCGGGCCGTAGATCTCGACCGCGAGGAAGACGACGACCGGGGGGGCGAGCCTGGACTTCGGGGTGCCGCGTCGCGAGTACGCCAGATGCGTCTTGACCTGGCCCACGTCCTGCTGGTCGACGAGGTCGGTTGGCTGGAACAGGCGGCTCTTGGCCTTACCCCGGAGCGAGTACGCGAGCTGGGTTTCCGGCCCGTAGATCTCGACGGCGAGGAAGACGACGACGGGTGGGTGGAGGACTGACTTCGGCAGCCCTGCCCGTCCTCGCGTCACATGAACGGCGGGGCCGGTGAAGACCTGGGTGACGGTGACGACGGCGGGCGGGGCGAGCCTCGACTTCGGGACACCCGCGCGCCCGCGCGTCAGCGTGGTGGAGATGTAGTAGACCTGCGGCGTCAGGTCGACGATCGCGGTCAGGCTCAGCCGGGACCTCGGGGCGCCGCGGCGCGACGGCGCGAGGGTGACCTGGAGGAAGCCGACCGGCTGGAACGCGGCGGGCACCGGGAGCAGCAGCGAGCGAGTTCGCCCAGCCCGGCCTCGGGCCAGGTGGGTGCTCGGGCCGAAGAAGACCGCGGTGCTGGTCGCGAGGATCGGCTCGGAGAGCCTCGACTTCGGGAGGCCCGGCCTTGAGCGCGTCAGCTTGACGCGGAGATACGCGACCTGCGGCGAGTCATCGATGACCACCGGGGGACGGAGGTCTGACTTCGGTGCCCCGCGCTTGGAGTACGCCAGATGTGTCTGGAGCCGCCCCTGATCCTCCAGGCCAACGGTGTCTGTCGGCGGGCGGAGGCGGGAGAAGAACCGGGGCCGCGTGGAGCGGGGCGCGATGAGATGCTGTACCGGCCCGAGGAAATATTCGGTGAAGACGACCGCTGGATCGGAGAGCCTGCTCGTCGCCTTCGTTCGCGGCGTCCGTGTGATCTCGACGTGCGGCCCGAAGTTGAGCGCCGCCGCAGCGGTGAGCGTGGCGGGCGGGGCGAGCCTCGACCTGACCGGCGGGTTCGTGGCGCGAGGAGGCGTCAAGTAGCCGTCGAGCAGCGCCGGGCTGAGCGCGACGGTTGCGGGCGTGACTACCTGCGGCGGGCGAAGCGCCCAGTCGGCGCGGCGGCGAATACTGGTGCCGTCAAGAACGGGGGCGAGTGATCCCGCGATGCCTTGCGAAAGCGCGGCGGTGACTACCTGCGGCGGCCTGAGCTGGTAGATGACCTGATTGCGTTGCGCCTCAGACAGAAGCCGTGATCGGGTCCTGGAGATCCGCGGGCCACGGAACGAAATGGAAGCGCCGACGACTACCGGGGCGAGAGGCCCGAAGCCCGAGGGCGTCAGTGAGTCAGGCGCGTTGCCAAGCCCTACGCGCCTTGCTGTGAAGTACCCGGTTCGGGATGCGTCGCGCCGGTAGCGGTTCGCGATGACCGACGCGCGGAACTGGCTCGCGAGATAGTCGGGCTGCGAGCCGTAGTTGTGAACGGCCTGCGTCTGGACGGCCGTGACGAGATAGCGTTGCTCGCGCCTCAGACCCATGCGGGCCTACTTAGTTCGTGAGGCTCCTTCGCCTTGCGGCGCGCGACGCGACGAACAGACGGCCTCCGCCCCACGCTCGCCCGGGGCCGTCGCATGACCCCCTGGCGCCGCTGCGACCGGGACGGGAGCCGCAGTCGCCGCACGACAGACGAGCGCCACGTGGGGCGCGAGAAGACCCGGTGGGCGACCGACGCTCCGACCGCGGCCGTCACGACCAGCTCACCGACCTGTGGGTGCGGCGCTTGAACCGCGGCGATGCGACATCGAGGGAGCCGCCGCCGAAGTTGCTGAGGTTGACGAAGTCACCAGTGGAGGCCGCCGCGTACATCGCGATGTAGCCCTCGCGCCGGATGACGTTGTCGGTTGCGGAAACAAGAGTTGAGAAGACGCCTCCCTGGATCTTCCAGAGTGTGATCGACGCGCCCAGTCGCGTCAAACCCACCCTCGCCCCGGCAGCCGGAGCGGCGGCCGAGCCAAGAGAAACCGATCCCAGGTTCGGGTCTTCCCGGCGAAGACCGATCCCGCCGGTATTCCACGCGAGAGAATAGCCCGTGACTCCCGAGAGGCTCGTCGGGTCTTGGGTGCAGACGTAGAGCAGGAAGATCCCCGACAGCGTGAAGGGAGTCACCACGTCAACCCAGACCTCCTGGTTGGCGGTGAAGAGCGTGGGCCAGATCGCCTGCCCTCCCGAGGACGGGTCGTTGGTCGCCATATTGCTCACGATCGACATGCCGAACGGCACGTTCCACGGCGCGGGTAGCGGATCAACGTCCGGGCCGATGAAGTCGTCAATGAGGGCTGTCGCTGGTGTCGGCATTACTGAAGCGCCCCCCACCCGATGTCGGTGGACGGCTCGTCGTCCGCGGTGAGATCGCGGGTGTCGAGTTCAAGAGCGAGCGCGCCGAAGGCCGTCCCGGACGTGCTACCCCACGACAACGTCGAGGCGGTGATCCCGCTTGAAGCGAACGCGGCCTCGAAGCCCGCGGTCGGGGTGGCGTAGCCGGTGTCGATCGTCTCAGTCATCCCGGTCGGGGGAGTGACGGTCGCGGGGTTTGTGCCGTTGCCGAGGATCGCGACGACAGGGTTGCCGGTCAGGCATGCGGCGGGGAAGACCGGGCCTGGCGTCCCCGCCGCGGCTCCATTCTGCTGAATCGCGAACTGACGGATCGCGCCCAGGCCGGTGCGCTGCATCCCCGAGATTCGGTAGATGCCCCAGAAGTTGCCGGTCACGGTGACCCCGTCGAAGTTGATCGTCGTCGTGCGCGACACCTGCTGAAGCTGGCCCTGCTTCGCCGCCCCAACAAACGCAAGCACCGAGTCGACCGACCCGTTGAAGACAGCACGGCAGACCGGCACCCATCCGGGGAGGCCCGCGACCGAGTTCGTGATGACGCATCGAGGCGGCTCGCGGATGAAGCCGGTCGCGCCGACAAGCAACACAAGGAGATCGTTGACGAGCGGCGTGTAGGCCGAGGTCGTGACCGACGCCGCATCCGTGGTGGAGGCGACCATCGTGACGGCTGAGGTAACGACACCCATCAGACCCAGCTCGTCCCGCGCGAGCGGCGTCGCTTCATCGGGAACGCCGGAGAGATCACGGAGCCGCCACCGAAGTTGTCGAGCGTACCGTAAGGCCCGGCGCCGTTGTTGGCGTTGAAGAGGCCGATCTTCCCGGCGCCCGTGACCGAGGTAGTCCAGGTAGTGCGAAGAGTCCAGGTGAGGCCATCGGGGCCACCGTACAACGAGAGCGTCGTGCCGATCACCGTCGCCCACATCCAGATGTCGCCCGGGTCCATGATGAAGTTGGAGTACGAGATCAGGGTGCCGACGCCCCCGACCCAGTTGAACGCCTCGGCGAACTGCGGGGCGTCAGGCGTCGCGTGCACCGAGATCCCGCTCTCCGCTCCAGAGTTCGGATTCGTCCAACGCAGAAGCAGAGAAAAGCTCATCGAGCCGGTGTGCGTCTTGATCTGAGCGAACGCCTCCTGGTCGGCGTTGAAGCTCGACGGGTTCCAGATGAGCGACGGGAACTGGGGCCAGGTCAACTCGTTCGAGGCGGTCGGGGGGACGCTGTAGGCGGTGATCCCCTGGACGAAGTTGGCCGGGGCGCCATCGGCCTGCGTGAAGCTCGACAGGATTCCGTTGGTGGGCGCGGCCATCAGCGCACCGCCCCTCTGCCCAGCTCCGCCGACTGCCCCATGTCGCCGAGGAAGATCTCGCCGCCACCGAAATTCGCGAGCTTGCCCGCCGGGGCACCGCCCGCGTTGTTGAAGATCTCCATCCCGATCTTCGAGGCGCCGGTCGTCGCGACGCTGGCAGTCTGGCCGATCTGATTCCAGTCTCCCGCCCCACGCTTCGTGAACGCGGTGATGGTGCTGCCGATTCGCTGCGCGCCGAACCAGTCCCCGATCGAGAGGGTGAGCGTGGTCGGGCCAAAGATCGTCGAGGGCACACCGCCGAGGATCGACTCCAGCTCGATCAGCCTGGTGCCCGCCGGGTTGTAGTAGCGGATCGCGTAGCCGCGGTTCTGGACGGTCGAGCCGAACCACAGGGCGAGCTGGTCGTTGCTTCCGATCTGGGCGGTGAGCTGCGCGTAGACCTGCATGTCGGCGGCGAAGATCGTCGGCCACCGCGACCCGGCGCCATCCACGTCGGTCGTCGAGAAGTTCCCCGCGCCATCCCGGTCGCAGTTCGGGAAGCCGGGCGAGTAGACGCCGGGCAGCCACGGGTTCCCGTCGGGCATCGGGGACTGCGCGATGCCCGCACCGCTGTCGAGGATCGGGGTGGAGGGGAAGGCGGCCATCAGGCGCGACCGCCGAAGATCAGGTCGGGAAGCGGCGGCGCGCAGAGCGCGAAGACCTCCATGTTCAGGATCGTCGGCGAGTTACCCGTGGCGCTCAGCGGGTTCATCGGAGGGTCGAAAACGCCCCCCGTCGAGAGCAGGCGGCCGATTGTGACGGCGCCGTTGCGACCACACACTTCGAGCTGGTTCGCTGCGCCGAACGGCGCGCAGATCATCAACTGGTAGTTCCCCGCAGCAACCGGGATCGCGTCGACGAACAGCGCCGTGTAGACCGCGAAGATGTCCCCGGACTTCTGCTGGAAGTCGCCGTAGGTGAGGAGCGGCACGCCGTCACCGAAGCCCGAGTAGAGGCAGAACCTGCCGACCTGCGAGTTGCCCGGCGATACGGTGCGGACACGCGCCCCCCGGAACGAAGCCCCGCCCGCCGGGATCTCTCCCGCGTCGACGGTGAAGTTCATCGTGAACAGGTTGCCCGTCGACTGACGAAGAACGTTGGCGGTAGACCCTCCGCTTGACAGGTCGAGCCATTTCCGTTCTCCGGGCATGGCTCCATCCTGCCGGTAGCTGCGGAAGCCACCTAGATGCGCGGCACCATCCCTGGCTGCGGGATGACGATCCCCGAGATCGGCTTGAGCGCCTTCTCGACAGCCTCAACGCCCTGCGGCGTCAGGGGCACCACGTAGGTGTCGTGCGAGAGCGTGTCAACGAAGGCCAGCTCCAGCACGTCCATCATCGCGGGCGTGCCGTCCTCTGCGAACAGCGGCTTACCCGTGGCCGGATCGAACTCCTGCTGGCGGGTCATCTTGGAGCCGACACCGACCGAAAGCAGACGAATCTCACGTGGCATTTCTCACTCCTTCCAGGTCGAGGCCCTTCGCCCCGACGATCGGTGATGGCACGGCGACCTCGCCGACGGCCTGGTGCATCTTCGCCGACTCGTTGAAGACCCAGCCGATGTGCCACTCGCCGTTGATGACGGCGGGCATCACCGAGGCGGGAGCGACGTGGCCCATCTTGCAGTCGAGGTCGACGTAGACCTCGAAGCCCGCGGCAATCGCGCGGTCGCAGAACATCAGGTCTTCGCTCTTCAAGGTCGTGTGGGTGAACCATTCGCCGTCGTAGCCCGCCTCCGAGAGCGCGTGGAAGACCTCGGCCCGGATCAGCATCCCGCCCGTGCCAAGACCCACGACACGCACGAGGCCGGAGGTCGGATGGTTGACCAGGTTGAGCGGGAGGTAGCTGCCGTCCTCCAGGATCGACGTGTACGCGATCGGGTAGAAGGGTGCGCCCCGCTGCACGTAGAGGCCCCCGACGATGTCCTGGCCGGTCGCGAGGAGCCGGAGCAGAATGTCGGGCTGGAAGACCTGGTCGTCATCGAGGAAGAAGACCCATTCGGAACCCTCGTCGAGCGCGGCCTCGACGACGTTGTTGCGCCCGACCGAACGGTCGCTGCCGACCCCCCAGAGGATGCCGGTGTTGACGGGGGTGGCGAGCTGGGTCAGGCACATGCTGAAAGACGTGTACCTCGCCGAGTCGTTCGCGACGATCCCTACGTGGCCTGACACTAGGTTGCCTCCCGGTTCCAGAGATGGGCGGGCGGGCCACCGCGACCCGCACGCGAGTTGGTCAGTTCGTCAGGAATGTGAAACACGTCGACCGACGGGTAGAGGACCGAGAGCAGGTTGACCAGCTCCGCCTCCTGCGTGTACCCCTGCGCCGAACGCTCGGCGATCGAGCCGTCGCCGCGAAGCAGGCGGAAGTACCAGCGGTTGTCGGTCGGGTCGAGCCACATCTCGGCGCGCTCGTAGAAGGTCGCCCACGCCTCGTGGTCGGGCGGATGGAGGCCGCATCCCTGTTGACCGTGCATGTCGCGCCACGTCGACTGCTGCCCGCAGATGTTGCACGGGTCTGGCACACCGAACTCATTGGCCTGCGTCAGCTCCGCCTCGACGATCGGCTCGTCATTGAGCGTCGGGTCGGCGTAGCCCACGATCGGCCCGATCGGGGGCGGCTCCTCGATCGGGATGTCCTCGTCGAAGGGAACCTCGATCCGCTTGATGTTGTTGTTGACGAGGTCGGCGGTCAGCGGGATCTGCACCTGCATGTCCTTGCCGATCGTCAGGCCGGTCATCCACCCGTGCTCCGGGTTGAACGACGGCCAGACCACCGCGGTCGTGATGTGCCCCAGCCGGGCCTCCAGGTCGCCGTACAGCGTGTAGCCGCACTCCTTCGCCTTCTCGCAGAAGAGCACGTCCTCGCTCTTCTCGGAATACTCGAACCAGGGCGTGTTGGGGAACTGGCGGTCGATGTCGATCAGCACGTCGCGCTGGATCAGCATCCCGGCGCAGCCTCCCGCGTGCAGTTCCACCAGGCCGCGGTCGGGCACCGAGGCGAGGTCGAGCGCGCCCTCCTCGACATAGGTGACCGGCTGGAACGGCCAGGTGCGGGTGAAGCAGATCGGGTTGACGAGAGGCTGGTCGTGACGGAGCAGCTTCATCAGGATGTCGGGCGCGAAGGCGTGGTCGTCGTCCATGAACCACAGGTGTGTGTAGCCGTCGTCGACGCACATCTGGGCGAGCGCGTTGCGCGCCCCGCACCAGTCCCCTCCGATCACCCATTCGATCCGGTTGCCCGGCGGGACATCGAGGTTCGTGACGCATGCCGCAAACTCAGAGAAGCGCGCGGCGTCGTTCGCGATGATCCCGATCAGGACATGCGCGCCACGGAACTTAGGAGGCATTCTCGGGGCCTGCCTGCCGAGGGAAGAACGAGACGAAGCAGATCTCGCTGACCGCGATCCAGACCCTGCGGCCAGGCGCCTCGGGCGGGGCGTCGAGCAGGAAGAAGCCGTTCATGTCGAACCTGTCTCGCGCCTCCGAAAGCATGACCGACCACCGAAGCTCGGCCCCCTGATAGCCGGGGTGCTGCCCGAGATAGATCGTGTCCATCCCGAAGCGCAGGGTGCTGCGGACGGAGGCGTACCAGTGCAGGGTCTTCTCAGCCATCTCGATCCTCCGCGTCGCAGATGTCGATGATCGCGAGCGCCTCGCGCAGCGCGGAACGGACGCGCTCCAGCTCCAGCTCCAGGTCGAGCACCCGGCCGCCCGTCGTCGGGAACATCCGCGAGCGGGGCATCGGCGCACGCTCGGGCGTGATCGCGGCGGCGCGCAGCCTCTGCATCGTCTCGCGTCGAACGATCACAGGACCACCGTGAAGACGCGCGACATCGAGTGGATCGAGTCGCACAGCTCGCCGTAGCACTCGACGAGGTTGTCCGGCACATCGTCGAGCAGCGTCTCGGTGCCCCAGTCGTGAACGATCACGACCGAGCGTTCGGGCAGCGAAGCGGGGAAGGTCGCCAGCTCGCGGGGCTTGTTGCCTCCGTCGCAGAAGAGGGCGACCGGGGCATCGAGGGTGCCCAGAAACCCCTTGACGCGGTCGGCGTAACGGTAGATGTCGAGCTTCTCGAAGCCCGGCACGGCGACCGCAGGCTCGAAGATGTCGTAGCTCTTGAAGATCGGTTCCTCCCAGCGGACGGTCGCCTGCGCGTGCAGGTAACGGGTGAAGCCGCCCCGCCAGGTGCCAAGCTCAACGATCCCGCGGAGCTGCGGGTTCTCGTTCAGGACGACCTCCCAGAGATAGAAGTCGGCCCAGACCTGAGCGCATGGCTCCCCGCCGAACGAGCCTTGCTTGAGATCGTGGAGGGGGTCGAGCACGCGGGAACTATAGTACGACGGGTCGGACGGACTAGGCGCGGCCGTACTGGATCTCGTAGGTGCGCCTGTCCTCTGCGCGACCCGCGGTGCAGACCCGGCGGTGCTCGTCGAGGGCGGCACGCATCACGGCCTGACGCGCCTCGACCGTGCCGCCGAACGGGAACGTGACGAAGCAGTTCTTCTTGCACGCCGAGCACTGCATCGTCGCGTGCTTCGCATCAGCCGCCCCGATCCGGTGCTCCGAAACGCGGGGCGAGCGGCCGACGATCTTCAGCGCCATCAGCGGAGCCTAACAGGCCCCGAAGCCGCCGATGTGGGGCGGCATCGAGATCGGGTAGCCGCTCGACTCGGGCGTCTGCGCTGCTGCGTAATGCGCGGTGACCTGCGCCGCCGACAGCTCGGAGAGGTAGAACGCAAAGTTGCTGATCTCGTATGTCCCGTTGGCGTTGCCGTTGATCGACGTTGTGCCGCCCGACGGAGCGATCGGGTCGGTCGCCGCGGGGGCGCCGTCGAAGTTCGCGTTGATGTAGTAGCGCCACGTCGTGTTGCGCGTCGCGACGATGTAGTACGACGCCCCGACGGTCATCAGCGTCGAGTTGCTCGACAGGATCGACAGCCCCTGGAGCACCCAGGCGAAGTGGCCCGACGACGGCGTGATGAGCTGGTAGCCGTTCGTGCCGCCGTTGTTGTTGCCGACGAGCGTGTGGTTCGAGGCGTCGAGCGGCGACGGTCGGTACCAAAACTCGAAGGTGATGAAGTCGGTGTTGCCCGTGATCTGCGAACGCGAGAAGCTCGCCCCGTCCATCTTGATCGAGTACGCACCATCCATCTGATCCGGGCCTGGCCTTCGATAGACAGGCGACCCGGACGACGAGGTCATGTGGAGGCCGTTGCCCGACGTGTCCTGGAGCAGCCCCGAGAGATCCTGGCAGTCGTAGTAGGCACGAGGCCCATCCGCCAGCACCGCCGCCCGGTAAGCCTGTTGGCCCATCGCTATGAGCCTACTAACGACGGCGGCCCCCATTGCTGGGGGCCACCGTCCGCCATCGTTCTCCGTACTGCCTAGAGGGAGAAGATTACTCCTCCCACATCAGCCCGGCGTAGCAGTTGACCGCGGCCCCTGCCGTGGTGCGGATGCGTGCGAACGTCGACACCGCGACCTCCGGCTCACGGCCCAGCGGGAACTGGACGTAGATGCCCGAAGTCGGGGGAACGAAGTGCGTCTCCAGCGAGACGGCCGTGGTCGGCGTGACCTCGGTCGTGGTGTTGGAGAAGCCCGAGAGCGCCGTACCGAGCTGGATGCTCGACGCGGGTGCGTTCGGGTCGTTCACCTTCGCGATGTCCGTCGCCGCGTAAGCGGTCAGGGTCGTCTGCGGGCCGCCCGTGTGGCGGACCAGCTCGACCTTGATCGGGGTAGCGGCCGTGGAGCCGTCGAACTCGACCCACCACTCGACGAACCGGATTGCCGGGGTCGTCGTGTTCGTGGCGAGCTGGATCATCGTCTTGATCGCCGTACCTGTCGTGATCGCGACAGGCGCGGCAGCACCCGGAGCGGCTCCGTTCATCACCGCATACGTCTTGGCTGCCATGACGGGTTCCTACCTTTCTTCTTCCGAGGGCCGCGAGCTGGTTAGCTCGCGGGCGCGACTGTCCTGAAGTCGCATGTCGCGGCGGGCGGATCGGTCGGCGTGTAGAACCAGCCGCCGGTCGCCAGCGAGAACGACGAAGCTCCGTAGGTGCTCTCGGGGCCGTCGCCGTAAGGGCCGTCTCCCCAGCAGTCGTTCGAGCGGGTGAACCCGACGAAGTCCGGCTGCGAGAAGTCGTTGTTGACGGTCTGCGGGCCTGGCGTCCAGAGGGTGTATGGGAACACCCAGTGAATCCAGGGGAGCGTGCCGTCCTGGGCGTCGTCGACCCAGTTCTTCGTCCAGAACTCGACCGCGACCGGAACCTGCGAGTCGCAGGCGATGTCGGTCGGGAACGAGTAACCGACGGGAACGGGGTGGGCCGAGTTGTCGTAGAGCACCCCACCGTCGGTGAGGAGGCTCTCCAGGGCCGCCGACTTCAGCGGCGTCGTCAGGGTCAGGTCGTACCGCTTGAGGATGTCCTGAGCCTTGTACGTGGCGATCTTGCAGCCGCAGCCGCCGATCAGAGTCGTGTCGGTGCCGGTTTCGACACTCGGGGCGACCGCCACCGAGATGATGTCCTCCAGCACGAACCCGTTGTCGGCCTCGGAAAGCACGCAGCCCGAGGTCGGGTCGATCTTCGTCACACGCAGGCGGCATACCCCAAGAGAGATCCCGCAAGGTGTCTGTCGCTGTGCCATGAGCCTTTCCTCCTTCCGGGATGCCTACGGCGTCCAGTTGTGTAGACTCGGGCCGTGGAAGCCCTTTGCGTGTGTGGGTGCGGAGAGCCAGCTCTCTACTCGCCGCGCCACGTTCCCCGCAAGGTCACGGTCGAATCGAAAATCTCGCAATGGGAGCCGCGAGACATGGGATTCACAACCCCGTGCCACTACTGGACGGGGCCGCTCAACACTGGTGAGCGAGGCGGCAGGTACGGACGCCTCTACCACGGCGGGAAGTACGTCGGTGCCCACCGAGTCGTCTACGAGGTGCGGGTTGGCCCGATCCCCGAGGGGAAGGAGCTTCACCATCTCTGCGAGGTAACCCAGTGCGTGAACGAGGCGCACTTGATTCCCGTCACGCCAACGGAGCACACGCGCTACTCCCTTGCCCTCAAACTCGACGGCGACTCCGTCCGCGCGATCCGAGCGGGCGTCGTGAGTGCCGAGGACTGGGCCAAAGCACTTGGCGTCAGCGCCTCCCTGGTCTACCAAGTTCGTGCCAGGACGATTTGGAAACACGTCGTCTGACATCACGGGGTCCAGTCCACGAGTACGGCAGCCTGGAGGGCCGTGTCCCAGGTCACGAGGTAGTCACGCTCTGCGTAGAAGGTGACCTCGTTGATTGCCCGATCGGTCGCCTGGGCGATCTCGCCCGGGATGATCGTGATGTCCACGTTGCGCCTGACCTGGATCGGGCCGGTAGCGAACGCCCACGCCTGTCCCGCGACGAGCGGGGCGTGCAGCGAGGGCGAGGCTCCGATGAAGCCCCCATCGAGCGCGACGGGCGTGCCGTTCGCGGTCGTTGTGAGCCTCCCCGACTTCGAGTCGAGGCCGTACCCGCCCGAGCCGTTGAACGAGGACCCAACCGCGGGCGTCGTCAGGATCACGCCCTGCTTGCCCGTCGCCCCGATCGCGTCCTCCAGGTACGAGAGGCCCACGTCCGGCGTGACGGCAGCACCGGCAGCGAGGATCGCGAGGTTCGCATCGCAGAGGAACGGGTTGAGCGGGTCGGCGGTGCCTCGGGACAGCTCGCGTGCCACCGCGAAGCTCTCGGTTGCTGCGAGGGCGAGACGAACTCGATCCTCGAAGCCGTCCGAGTGGGCGGTGATCGACGAGCAGGTGATCGGGAGATAGACCGTGAAGGAGTTGAACTCCGGCAGGTCCCACCCGTCGGCGTCGGCCTTCGTCCTGAACGTCCCCGTTGAGCAGGGTGCCCAGGTCTTCGGCAGCCCTGGCGGATACGGCCACACGACCCCCCCGACCCCGAACCTGTCGGAGCCGGAGGGGACGATGGTCGCAGTCGCCAGGAGGCTGTGCGATGGCGCAACGGGCAGCGGCCCATCAAGAGAGAGCGGCGGTCCCATTGTTGGCATCTCTCAGCCTCCTTTCAGCGGGTTAGCGGGTTAGCAGGCCAGCGCGGTCGTCAGCGCCGGGAACTCGCCCGACGGGCAGACCGTGGCGGTGATCCAGCGTGCGGCCTGAGCCGGTGCCAGAAGTGCCACGTTCTCGAACGTCTCCCCGAACATCTGGAAGTCGTTGGTCGAGTTCAGAGTGGAGTCGCGGACGAGGCCCAGTTCGAGCGACCCGCCGTCGACGTGGATGAACGATCCCTCGGCGAAGAGGGCGAACTGGATCGCATCCGGGAAGTCGTCGATCGCCGACGCCGTCTCGTTCGCGAAGCCCTGGCTCAGACCCGTCGACGGGGTATCGAGGTAGAAGCTCGGCTCGACGCCTGCGTCTCGGAGGATCTGCACCGCCCGCTGCCGGGTGATGAAGCGGTCGAACTGCGCGCCCGCCTGATCGGCGACGAGCATGTCCGGCACCCAGCTCGGGAGCAGCGCGCGGAAGCGGACGCTGTCACCGGAGCGGAGGATGTAGCGGATGCTCGACACGGTCCGGGTGATCGCGTAGATCAGATCCCAGATCGAGCTGTAGACATCCGGGGACGTGACGTTGAGCGAGAGCGCCTTGATGCGATCGAGGAGGTAGCCCTCCGCGACGCGGGCGTGCTCCGCCATCGTCAGCTCGTTCTCGAACGTGACCGACTCGGGCCACGAGCGGGCGTTCAGGTTGCCGTACTCGCGGCAGTGGCTGATGATCGTGACGGCCGTCTCGACGAACGAGAGACACGTCTGATCGAGGCAGCTCTTCGTCGCGAACGTGCCGCCGAGCGCGTCGTTGGCCTCGGTGATGACCGTGATCGCGCCCGAGGCGGAAGCGAGCGTGGTCGGCACCGGGACGTTGACCGCCCCTCGATCCGCCTGGAACGAGATCAGGGCGTCGCGCACCGGGCGCGACGTGACCGCGAACTGCGGGATCGAGTAGATGTTGGTTGCCGGGGCGCAGATACCGCCCGACGCGAGGAGCGGCTGCCCCTCGGTGTTGCGGAGGTTGCGGATCTTGCGCGAGTTCGCCTCGACATCGTTTGTGAGGCGCCGCTCCTCCGGGTAGTCGTAGGTGGCCGACGCGAGGAGGTACTTCTCCTCGGTGCCGCCGCGACTCTTCGCGGGCTTACCGAGCCTGCGTGCCTTCTCCAGCATCGCCTTCGAGAAGGACGATGGGTCGAGGGCGTCGCCTGCCTTGATCGTGCCGACATCGGCCGAGGCGGTCAGGAAGGCCCCCTGCGGCTCGTCGGACGCCTGGCGGCCCTTGCGGTCGCGGGACGGCACGGGTGGCCGCCGGACGGCCGCTGCGGTCACCGCGTCTGCGGCGAGGTCGCCTGCGTCGGCATCCGCGTCTGTATCTGCGTCGGCATCGGCTTCCTCTTCGGCGTCTGCATCCGCGTCTGCGTCTGCGTCTGCGTCGGCGCCTGCGTCGCCCGTGTCCTCCAGGGCTGCCGCGTCGGCGGTGAGGTCGTCGATGACGGTGTCGTAGTTCTCGATCGCCGTGAGGCGGGTGGCCTGCTCGGCGCGGATCGCGGCAAGCTGGTTCTTGCCTGCGGTGGCCTGCTCGATGATCTGCGAGGCGCTGAGATCACCGAGGAAGTCGGAGTCGTTGGCGCGGATCAGCCGCTGGGCTGCAAGGTGCTCCTCGACGAGCGAAGCGAGCTGCTCATCGCTGACCGACGGATCGGTGAGATCGTCGGGCAGCACGGGAAAAAGCGGTTCCATGTTGCTCTCCCTCTGGGTTGACGTGAAACGGTGTCGCGCCTGGAGGTCGAGCTGACCCGGCTTGCAAACAGCGTGCTACGCACTGGCCCGCTTGCTGAAAGTCACCGTACAGAGACTCGCGGACATGGCAAGGGTCTACGCAAATTGCGGGAGAAATACGAAGGGCCGCCCTTGACAGGCGGCCCCCCGAACTCCATGCTCCCTCTCGCCAGAAAAGTAAGCAGCCCGGCAAGCGTAACACCCCGGGCGGACTGCACGCCAGGCGGAGGTCACGTTTGTCCAGTAGAAGCGAGAGGCCATTCCCCCCAGTCGTCATCTGTGTCGGCTGCCGAGTCATCCGCGAGGCGGACGACGAGGGATGGCGCAAACTCAAGGCGGGGTGGAAGTGCTCGGCCTGCCGCGTGCTCGGCGCTACCGAGCGTCGCAAGGGAGCCGGGCAACGCATCCTCGCCAACGCGAAGACCTCAACCATCGAGCGCGACGGGCGCACCTTCATCGTTCACACGCTGCCCCCAAAGAGGAAGTGACCTCTCCGGGATATGGGCCAGCGGTAGGGTCGGCTCACCCGTAGCGGCTGCATTGAGCAGCCTGGTGGGAGATCAAACCCACACGCAAGACTGAACGCGACGTGACGACTACGGAACAAGGTCGGGGACCCGGCCGCGGGTCACGGAGTGACCCGCGTAAGAGCGCAGAGCAGTCGAGTAATCAAGCGATTAGCGGTTACTCAGAATACTAGTTACTAGGTGGAGAAAACCCCTGCAAAACGCAACTTTCTAGGCGAAGAAGTTCAGGGCATCCCATTCGGTGCCATGCCAGAAAAGCGCGGTACGGCCCGCGTTCGTGCGCGCGATCGTTGAGATCACATCGTCGGGATGCTCGATCAGCGACGGGATCGTCGCGAGCACCCGTTGGCGGCGCTGGCGCATCCACCGGCCACCCATCGCGTCGTCGCTGCGTTCAACGAAGACCCTGCCGTTCTTCTGCCGGAGCCGGTCTGGGTGGGTGCCCCACTCAAGGAAGTCTGCGGCCTTGTCGACGGGCCACAGGACGGCCACGACGGGCATGAAATCGCCCTGGTGAACATCGACGAAGCGTTCGCCTCGCGCGCCCGCCCGGAGCGCCTCACCGCGCGTGCGCATCGGCAGGCCGCCCAGGTAGAGGCAGATCGGATGCTCACCCTCCGGCAGCGCCGCCAGCAAAGGTAGGGCGCGCACAACGTTCTTGCAAGTGATTGTGTCGTCCTGGACGATCAGCAAGTGCGTCGCATCAGCGGGCGGGTCGCGCAAGCACTCGATGTACCCGTGCCACGGGTTCGGCGGATCGAAGTCCGTCTCGATGACCTCGACCGGCATCCCCTCCAGGCCGGGCAACAGACGCTCCCGGATGCCCCGACGCGACGGGTGCGACTGGACGCGGCAGTGGATCACGATTCTGAGCCTAGACGCACAACGAGCCGCCTAGCCCGCAAAGGAAGACGGCTCGAAGTGTTGGCTGGGACCTGGTTCCCGTAGGCCCCAGCCTGACGCAAGAGGGCTGGGGCCGAAGCCCTCCCTCTCTCTGCCTTCTCGTGGCGTAAGTATAGCGCCCTCACACGTGGTAGTAGGCGGCCTGCTGGCGGTGAAGTCGCTTCGCATACGACTCGGCGTTCGCGTTCGACGAGAAGATGCCGAGATGATGGTGCGTTCTCTGGAAATGCTGCTCCGCGACCGAGTCGGGGACGACACGCCACGCCGACGACCAGTAGATGACCGTCGGCAACAGGATGAACGTGCCGCCGTCCTCGGGACCGATCGTGATCGAGCGCACCGTCGCGATCGACCCGTGGTAGTGCACCTTCGGTCGCGCCAGCAGGTTGATGTTGCCCGGGACAAGCAGGCCCGGGTTGTTGCCCGGGAGGACGTACAACGCCGGGCCGCGAGGGTTCGCCACTACTCGGCCGTGAGCATCTCGATCTTGCGGAGGTACTCCTGCCGGGTCATCCCCTCCACGTCCTCGTCCGTCACGACACCGGCCGCGACGAGCGCGAGCACTTCCTCCTCCCCGGCGGCGGACGCAACGACACGCGCCTCGGGCCTGGGGATCGGAAAGCCGGGGATGTTGACGACGAGCGCCGCGATGAACTCCAGCCCCCGCCCGAGCACCTGGCGCCAGTCGCCTGACAGCGCCCCGGCCTTCAGTTCGCGGACACGCTCGGCCGGAATGTCAGGACGCAGGCCGCCCGACACCCAGATCCCGTAGCGATCCTCACCGGCCGCCACGTCGGCGACGGCGATGCCCGAGTTCTCGTAGTGCTGGAGCGTCGCCTTCCAGTTGAGGTCGCGACCCGCGTGAAGCGTCGACATCGTGATCTGGCCGCAAGGCACGTCGATGCCCTCGGCCGTCTCGACTGCCCCGTGATGGAAGATCTCATACTGCATCTCCGACCTCGGGGGTGGCACACAAATCCCAGGCCCGTGTGGCTCTCCAATGTGGCAGGAGTTCCAGAGTGCCGCATGCCCGTATACCCGACCGTCTTTCGTTACGGTCAGCGGGGTCGGTCCAGTCAGACCTGGGTTGCTGAACCAGTCGAGGGGCGGATGCAGGGGCGCGAGGCCCGCCGCCGACGCGGTGATCGCGTCGCGCTCGACGAACTGGAAGGTCATTCGCACCGTCCCGGAGGCCAGCATGATCTCGGCCCCGGCGATGGCGGGAGTCGGGCACACCGTCGAGGCAAGGATGACCCCTTCGGTGACGACGAACAGGATCGGGATCTCGTCGCCGAAGAAGGCGTCCATCAGCTCTTCCTCGGTGAGCGGCGCCCCGGTGTCGGCGTTGCGGTACTCGGACTGGAGCACGGCGAGGTCAACCGAGTTGCCTCGCAGCGACTGCTCCGCGACGAGCGAGCAGATCTTCTTGCCGAACTCGCCGTCGGAGAACACGCCCTCCGCCCAGATCTCGTTGCCGTCGCGCCAGATGTTGTCGATCCGGCCTGCGACCTCGGCGCCGACGTGACCGCCCGGCCCCGTCTCGTCCATCGCCATCAGCGACAGCGGCAGATCGCGCCAGGTGAGCGAACCCACGTCGATCAGGCGCCCGTCCTCGGTCGGCTGGCCCTCGATCGCGAGCAGCGCCTTCCAGGACATCGGCTCCTCGACGCCGCCCTCGCCAGCGTCCTCCTCGGGACTCTCGTCCTCGGTTTCCTCGATCGTGACGACCAGCCCTGCGGTCAGCTCGTTCGTCTCCATGCCCATGACAGTAGCCTCCTCCGCGGACGCGGTCAGTGAAGTCGAGTAGTCCATCCGGCAGCGGCAACGGGCCACCAGCCGAAAGGGGGCGGCCGTGTCGCCGGGATACATCAGCGAGTAGCCACCAACGTTGAAGGGCTGGTCGACCGGAACGGTCTGCCCCTCGGTTGAGAGATGTGCGGGTCGCACACGACCGTCGAGCCTCGTGCGCCACGTCTTGTAAAGCGGCTTCGAGGAAGCCTCGTTGACGGAGAGCGCCGCCTGCAACGCCCTCTCGTTCACGAGCGTCGTCAGCTCGGTCTGCGCGAGAAGCTGCGCCGTCGCCGGGCTGACACCCTCGAACACCTTCTGGATCTGGAGCGCCGTCTGATCGACCGACCAGCCCTCACGGACGCCCTGGTCGATCGTCTGGCGCAGAACACGAAGAATCTCCAGGTCGAAGTTCTCGGCCCCGCGCAGCGCGAGCGCATCCATCAGCTCGGTCCCGATCGCCCCCAGCCCGATCGCGGCAAGCGCGACCGCGACAGCCTCGGCGGCCTTGCGCCGCACGCTCGCGGCGTCGTCGGCCTCCTGCTGCGTCATCCCCGCATGGAGCGAGTCGATGTCCGGCGCGACGAAGCCCGCCGCGACGACGGCCTGGCTGCGGAAGCTCTCCGAGGCGCTCTTCGCGGCGCGGTCGAACGCGACGAGGTAGATCCGGGTGAGTTGCGTCTCGAACGCGAACGCCGCGTCGTAGGCGTCCTGGACGAGCGCGTTCAGCTCATCGATCGTCACGACACCGCGTGGAACGATTCGGGGATCTGGGGATTCGCTGTGAAGAGCGTCCGGGCCGCGTGCAGCTCGATGAAGCCGCAGACGGTGTCGGCGTCCTTCTCGTCGTAACCCCAGGAGAGCAGGAGGGCCTTCAGCGAGTCGGTGCCTCCGGCGACGAGGTCGCGCGGCTCGGGTGAACCCAAAGGCTCCAGGCCCGCCCTTCCCAGCCCGGAAGCAACGAGCGGGTTGGGCAGGTGCGCGACGCCGTCGAGGCAGTGCGGACACGACTTTCGTCGCGACCGAATCCGCGACCCCGCCAACTCGCGGCAACGCAGGAGCGCCAGCTCTGCTGCGCCCTGGAACTTCGCGGCCGACGCGGGCAGGCCCGTCGACTCAGACACCGGCCCTGGCTGCCCGGCCGGAGCGCCAGGCTGGTCGCCGGGGTTGTCGCCCGTCTCGACGGCCTTCGCTGCCGGGATACCGGCACCGGCACCCGTGTCGGGCAGCGGCGTCCCGTCGGGCGCAAGGATGACCTTCTTGATCGCCAGCCACTCCGCGTGCTCCTCGTCGGTCTGCGCGTCGGAGGCGTTGAAGTTCTTGGCGGTGCGGTAAGCGTTGTAGTTGATCGCGCCGCGATCCCACGCCTGGTCGGCGTCCTTCGAGCGGTCGGGGTTGACGACCACGGCGGAGGCGTCGTAGGCGACGACCACGTCGCGCCAGTCCTCGTAGCCGATCTCGCGCAGCGCCGGACGCAGATACGCCTCGGAGAGGTCGTCGCAGAACTGCTCGGCGATCGGGGCGCCATGCGAGCGCCACATATCGTCGGAGATCCACCAGGCGGCCCAGTGGTTCGCGTCCGACATGCCTTCCACGACCTCGGGTGGGAGGTCGAGGCCCCGAGCGATCCGACGGATGCACTCGGTACGCAGGTCGCGCTCCATGTAGTCGGTGTCGGTGTTGTGCAGCCAGATCGGCTTGATCTTGTCGGCCCACTCGGAGGCCGCGTAAAGGACGTAGGGGGCGAGCGAACCCGCTGCGGCCGGGTCGTCGATCGCGGCTTCGAGATGCGCGACGAACTGGCGCAGGAACGGGTCGTTGAGCGGGTCCTCGTCGCCGAGCGGGGTGATGGGGGCCGGGGCGATCTCCTCCGGCACGATCAGCAGCGGCGAGCGCACTAGCCTTGAGGTCGCGGTCGCGAGCACCGAGCGCGAAAGCACGAGCAGCTCCTCCGCCTCCTCCAGGATCGCCTGGAACGGCGAGGTCGGCCAGCCGCTGAAGCGCGGGTTCGGCGTCCACATCCGGTAGGCGACCGCCGAGCCTGATGGGATCTCCTCGTAGGTGGCGTCGGTCAGCTCGTAGTTCTCGTAGGGCACGTTCGGCGAGAGGACATGGGTGACCACGCCGTCGTCGTCGAAGCGCAGCTCTTCCCGCCAGACGAACGACCACGTCTCCGGGTCGCCCGTGTCGATGCCCCGCCCGAATAGGTATCCCTCGCCGGTCACCATCATCAGGCGCCCGTACTTGCCGAGGATCGCGGTGCGGCCCCCGCCCGGGTCCTGAATCCGGTTAAGCAGATCAACCGGTGCCCCCGTGTCGATCGGGGTGATCGAATCGTCCGAGTGGCGGGTGGCCGGGTAGATCTTCAGCCGTTGCAGCATCCGCGAGTAGAAGTTCGAGGCGTAGTTCAGCTCCCCGATCGAGAGCGAGTAGAAGAGCGCCCGTGTCTGCCACGGCATCGCGAGCCGCCGGGTGTACGCGCCCGCGTTGCTCGCGGTGACCCGTGTCGCGGCGGCCGCCAGCGAGCGCCGAGAGCGCCGAGTGGCTGGAAGCTGCAAGGTGGTTACTCGCCCTGCTGGGCGTTGACCTGCTGCTGCTGCTGCTCCTGAGCGGCCTGCGCTGCTGCTGCCTGCTCTGCGGCCTTCGCCTCAGCCGCGGCCCTCAGCCTGTTCTGCTTGCACCCACACCCCATGATCGCGTCCCTTCGTGGTCGTCGTCCCTACTGGGGCCGAGCATAACCACGCAAACGGACGCGGCTCAGTCGTCAGAGTCGAGTTTCGCGACCAGGCCGACGGCCGTGTTGATGGCGAGGGGGACAGAGACGACCGTCACCGCGTGCGGCCACTGCTGCCAGGCAAGCCACCAGCCCAGCGTCACCCAGAGGCCCATGCACCACGGGCAGGTGACGAACTCGGCGAGATGCTCCCGGTAGGTCGCGGGTGTGGGCGTTCCGGGCCTCCACTCGCCCAGCCCGAGGAGGAAGGCGCGCGGCCGGTCGAGGATCACGTCCTTCGCGATCAGCCGATAGACGCGAAACGCCCCGCCGAAAAGGAGGAGAGCGACCCACCAGTCGGGCGTTTTCATGGCCTGGATGCCCTCGCGAGAAGCATGTCCTTGAACGGTACCCCGTCCCAGTCTCGCGCACTCAAGCTGACGCGCTCGTCGGGCCACATGATCGACTCCAGATGCGAACCGGCATGGTGCTCGCCGCCATCGTGTTCAACGTATCGCTGATACCTGGCATCACGATCAGCGACGTTCGCCCAGCCGAAGTGGAGGATCTCGCCGATCGTCGGGTTACCGCCCCGGTTGCCTCGCAGGGCGCTGTAGACCGGGATGCGCCCGCACGCGAGTTTGCGCTCCGGGATCTTCCAGTGCCGCCTGATCTGGCGGTTCGTCCAGTGGTCGGCGGGCACGTCGAAGATCACCGGGACGGGATGCTCGCGCCACCCGCCATCCTGGCGGATGTCCAGGTGGTCTTCGCCCGCCCCCCAGACCTCCCTCATGTTCAGCGACCCCAGCCCGGCCTCCTCGATCCGCTCCTTGACCCCGGGGCCGTCCACGACGAACTCGTCTGCGTCGATCGCGAGCACATGGGTCGGGTCGAAACTCATCGTCCAGTCGAGAAGCTGCTGTCTCGTCCAGCCCTCGTTCACGTAGAAGGTCGACGAGTCCTGCTGGAGCACCTTCGCGCCCTCGTTGACGGCGATCTCGTGGGAGCCGTCGGTGGAGGCATCGTCGAGGATCGCGATCTCATCGACGAACTCCCGAAGGTGCTGGAGGCACGGGACGAGGTAGCGGTCGGCCTCGTTGCGCACCACCATCATCGCGACGAGGTTCACTCGTGCGCTCCCGTCCACCATTCCCAGCAGTTCGCATCGCGCGGGTCGAGTTTCTCCCAGTCGCGACGGCTGACGCCCTCCTCCGCGTAGCGGGCCGAGAGGCTCGCCCACGGCTCGACCGGGATGCGGTCGAGGAGGAAGATCGGCATGTCGGGAGTGACCCAGTACGCGCCGACCTCCTGCTGGTGCTGCCACTCGGTGAAGCCGAAGCGCCCGTTCGCGATGAACGGGACGCGGTTGCGGAACGCCCCGACGTTCATCAGGCCGATCCCACCGATGTGCGACGAGCGCACGACGCCGAAGCGGCCGTCCCAGTCGGGAAGCGGCGAACCGCCGTAGCCGATCTCGGTGCCGAGCAGCTCGACCTCCGGGTGGTCGTCCATGATCTGGGTCAGCGCGTTGAGCCAGCCGTCGGGGACGATCACGTCGTTGTCGATCTTGGCGAAGCGGTCGGCGCTCGTCCGGGCGAGGAAGTGCGACATCACCCCGACGGGCGAATGCAGGTTCGTGTTGCGGAACTGCACCTGGGGCAGGTGCCCGGCGAGCTTCCTGACGAGCGTGTCGGTCGCGCCGTCCTTCTCCGGGGTCGAGTCGTTGTAGACGACGAACTCGTTGACCTTCGTCCAGTCGGTGTGGAAGACGAGGGTCGCGAGTGACGCCTCCGTGAACTCAAGACGCCCGTGCGTGAGGTAGAGGATGTCGGTCGTCACGAGCCGAAGACCCCGGAGAAGTGGAGCCACCACGCAAAGGCTTGGTCGAGCTGGGGGGAGAAGAAGACGAGCAGGCCCAGCGCGAGGAAGAAGATCCCGAAGATCACGTAGGGGCGGTTGTGGATCTTCATTTCAGCTTCACGACCTCGACCGGAATGCCGCGGGCCTCCGCGTTCTCGATCGTGTGCCGGGTGCCGCCGGAGCTGCCGTTCCAGAACGCGATCACAAGATCAGGCTGCATATCGAGCATTTCTAGGTTCCTCCGTTTCCCGGCGTCAAGACACCAGGCGCGATTCTTGCATCCGCAGCCGTCGGTGTGCACATCCCACTGCGCGGGCACCGGGAGCACCTGGATGCCCTTCGCCTTCGCGGCCTGCCCGGCGAAGCGGTCGGCGCCACGGGCGGCCCCGTGGATCAGCAGGTCGTCGGGGGCGAGTGCGGCGATCCTCCACATGATGACGCGGGTCGCTTCGAGCGGGTCGAGAAACTCGCGTGAGCCGGTGATGACCACCTTCACTGGGCGAGCACCTTCGCGAAGTCGCCGGGCTGGCAATCCTCGCCCGTCCACAGCCATCGGGGGCCGCGCCAGTTGCGGTAGCGGGGTGGCACCGGCTTGCCCGGCTCGACGTTGCAGGTCGGCATGATCCTGTCTGCCGGGACGACCGACTTCGCGAACGAGCCGCGCATCGCCGGGAGCGTGTAGAGCGGCTGCGACGCGCAATACACCTGCGGCGAGATCGCGCACTTCGGGTAATCGACGAAAGGCTGGTAGTCCATCGAGCGGGCGAAGCTCGCCGTCACCGACGACAGGCACGACAGCATCACCGGCATCATGTTGCCGGGGACGAGTCCCCCGAGCCAGCCTCGCATCCACTCGCTCGTGACGCGGGCGTTCGGCCCCTCGCCCCACAGCTCGATGTTGACGACCCACGGGATGTTGAAGGTGCGCGAGAGCGCCGCCTGCCGCTTGCCGTCCTCGTAGGCGCTGGTGTTCTGGCCCGCCGTCGCCCAACCGACAGGCGACCATCCGTCCCGGCGCATCCCGTCGATCGTGTTGGTCAGCTCCCTGAAGTTCGCGCCCGCCATCGGCGTGTTGTCGAGCTGAACGGCGATGGCCCGAAAGCCCGCCTGGAAGGCCGCGACGCGCTTCTCGTGCGTGAACGACGACAGCGACCGAGTGAAGACCCCCGAGAGCGCCCAGACGGGACAGACGGAGCTGGCGTAGCGCGGCGTGACGGTCGGGGTCGGCTTCGTCATCGCCTTGACCTGCGCAGCAGCTCCAGCTCCCGGAGGATGCGTCGCGTGCGGCGGTTGATGTGGATCGTCCACGCGGACAACCCGATCGCGCAAAGCGCGAAAAGGATCGAGAGCGCCGAAAGCACTGTCATTTCACTCCTCCTCGGAAGAGGTTGTCCTGCTCCTCGCAGGCCACCCGGATCGCCTCGTCGCGGAGCGGCAGCACATGGTCGAGCATCGCGCTGCGCTCCGCGACGTGGGTCTTCTGCCGCCACATCCGGTTGTCGGCGGAGGCCATCTCCCGGTCGACCTTCGGCACATCGACCATGAAGAAGCGCGACAGCCCCGTGAAGACGATGTCGCACGTCCGTTGGAAGTGACCCTGCACGACGAAGGTGTCGCCGAGGGCGTACTGGTCGGGGCCGTCCTCGCGCGTGATCGACGGTCCGTAGGCGCCCTTGAAGTAGTCGAAGGCTCGCCCCGGTGAGTCGCGATGAAAGGCCGCGCCGAAGCCGACGAGGCAGTGACGTCGATAGAACTCGTGGCGGAAGTTCTCGGGCACGTTCGCGACGATGTGGTCGGTGTAGCGCGGCAGCATCCCGGCCGCGTCGTTCTCGTGCTCGGCGATCAACTTGGCGACGATCGCCTGCGGGTCGGAGACGATCACGTCGTCGTCCTGGACGTAGATCAGCTCGTGGCTGGCGTCCTCGATCGCGGCGTAGCGGCCGTAGACGGAGAGGTCGGTGCAGACCTCGGCCCAGCCGTCGGACCGCGAGATGCGCTTCTCGCCGTTGTCCCAGATGACGATCTCCCAGCCCTTCGGAAGCGAGTCGATCACCGGCTGCATGTCCACGTCGCCACGGGTGACGAGGATCGCGGTGACATCAAGCGGGCTGAAGCTGCTCAACTGTCCCTCCCGCCGCGATCCAGGTTTCGACACTCATCCCGAACGCCTGCATGAGTCTCTCCACATCCGACTTCCGACTGTACGTTGCTCTGATCGCGCGATCGACTGCCGCCGTGGCGTCGAGGGGGTGGCAATGGAACCACTCCCGCTCGCCCCTCAACTTGCAGAGTCGCAGGGCGCGGTGGGCGTCAGCCTCGATCTGGAAGGCGCGTGCCTTCGACTCCATCGGGTACACCGCGATCGGCTCCCACCGCTGCTGGCCGTGGGCGCGGAACTGTCGGCCCCTGATGCGGAGGTCGGTCGTCGAGCCGATCTTCACCGCGTGCTCACAGTCGAGCACGTAGACCCAGGCGGCGACGTTCTTCACTGCGACCATCCCCGCGAGTCGCAGCGGAGCATCGCGTTGATCCTCTCCCGGCGCTCACGCCACTCGGCCTGGTCGGCGCGGCAGCCGTCAGGGTGCGGGTCGTCCCAGTTCCAGATCCCATAGCCGCACCCTTCGCAGTGCCACTCGATCAGCATCAAGTCGATCCGCAGGTCGGCGTCACGCTCGACCAGGTGGGGCACCAGGTCGTACTCGGCGCCCTCGCAGTCCAGCTTCACGATCAGCCGGTCGGTCGGTTCGAGGCTCATCTCGTTGATCCAGCGGGCCAGGTCAATGCACGGCGTCGCAGCGGGTTCGGATGAGGTCACATGCCCGCCGAGTCCCGCGATCTTGAAGCCGATCTTGCCGTCGAACTTCCAGGCGACGTAGGTCGACTCGATCACGGTCGTGTCGTCGATCATGTACGCCATGTCGCGTGCCGCGGGGTCGAAGCCCCACAGCTCGGACGGCCCGAACTCTCGGACGAGGTCGGGGATCGACTCGTCGCCGCCGTGCTTGGCGCAGCCCACATCGACCACGATGGTGCTCATCGCTTCGCCTTCTTGACGGGTGGTCGCTGCCCGACAACGCCCCACCCGAGCGAGAGCACGATGTCGTTGATCCGCATCTGCTCGCGCGAGACGGCGGTCACCTGGTGGAAGCCGGTCACGTCGACGAGTCTGCCGATCCCCTCGGTCGTGAAGCGCCACGTGTCGACCGGCTCGACCTCCGGCCAGTTCGTCGGGCCGGTCATTACGAGCCAGCCTCCGGGTCCAAGCGCGTCGTAGAACGAGCAGAGGATCTGCCTCGGGTCGGACAGGTACTGGATCACCTGGTTGCAGAGGATCGCGCCCCAGAAGCGTTTGCGCCCGAGGGGCCAGTCCTCCCCGACCTTCACCTTCACCGTCGATCCGGCGTATCCGGGACGGTCGTAGCCGTGGTAGACGCCCCCGGCGGCGACGATGATGTCGCGGTAGGGCTGCTTGCCGCAGCCGTAGTCGAGCACATCGCCCACGAGTAGGCCGACGTTGTTCTCGATGAAGTGCTGGATCGAGGATGCTTCGGCCTCGCGCAGCGTCTTGTTGGTGAGGTTGTCCCTCACGTCTTCTTCTTGTGGGTGCGCGGCTGGAGGCCGCAACCGTCGGGGCAGCGGTACAGCTTGCGCTTCGACGGGTGAATCACGACGGGCTGGGCCTGGGTCGTGTGCCCGCATTTCAGGGTGACGGCCATGTACGCATCCTCCCCGGCTAGGTGACGCTGGTGGTAGGCCCGAGTGTACGAAGGGCGGCTCACGACGCCACCCGCTTGTGAAGTTCCTTGTACGGGCACGGGACGCGCTCGCCCTTGAAGCCAACGAGCAGAGCGCCGCACTTCGGGCAGCGGCGCGTCGTGACGGGACGCTTCGATCGTTGGCTCACTCGGGCCTCCACTCGCGCATCGGGTCGTCAACGAACCAGGGCCGGGTGTAGTCGAGTTCGATCTGGGAGCGATATGCAGAAAGTGCATACAGCTTGCGCTCGATCTGCCGGGGCGTTGGGACGACCTCGACGCCCTTCGAGCGGCCCTCGCCACGCACATACGTCAGGTAGTAGGCGACCCGCTCGGGACCGAAAACCTCGGTGGCGAGGTCGCCGACGAGGTTGTGCTGCCAGTGTCCGCCCGCCTCGATCGCGGGGGCGAAGACCCGCTCGGGGTCGAGTCGCTTCTGCAACTTGAGCATCTCGTTGCGGAGGTCGGCCTCCATGATCGACTCGTACCGCTCCGGCGTGTTGTCGAGCACCGTCCACTGCTCCCACGTGAAGGGGCCAAGCCTGCCGATCGCGAGGGTCGTCTCGGCCTCGCGCTCGTGGTAGCTGGGGCCTCCACGCTCCAGCTCGACCGCGGAGCGCAGGCAGACGACGACGTGGCAGTCGTGCTGCATGATCGTGTAGGCGGCGAAGAGCGTCTCGTCGTCGTTGTGGGGGCTGAGGAGGACGTTCACGGCCTCGCCGCCAGCTCGCGTGCCTGGATGCGCTCCACGATCAACTTCCGTGCCGCTGTGTTCGCCTCGGTCGCGGACGCCCACTTGTAGAGCGCCGCGATCGTCGCCACGTCAGCCAGGCGCTCCAGCGCGCACGCGATCCTCTCCTGATCCTCTTGGCTCATTCGGCGTTCAGCTCCCTCTCGATCAGGTCGGGATGGATGGGGCCTTGCTCGCAAACCTCGCGGAGTGTCTGGCGGCAGCGGGCGAGCTGCTCGGCGAGGGCGATCACGTCCCTCGCTGAGATCGAGAGCCAGTCGGAGAAGCAGCAGATGTGCGGCTCGATCACCATGCCTTTCGGCTCCATCGCCTTCATCAGCGCAAGGTGGTTTTCGGCACGCTCCCGCTCCGTGTTCACGTCGTCTCCTCGGTGGCGGGCCTCAGGGCGTCGCGTTCGGTTTCGAGTTGCTGCACGGTTCCCCGCAACTCCCGAATGACGCCTTGCAACGGGGCAACACAGGTGCAATGCACGCGATCGTCGGTGCCCTCGGTGTTCGGGCTGTCGCACGCCTCTTTGTAGACGCGCCTGTAGTCGTCCTCGTAGTCGGCCACGGTTCCCCGCAACCGCTCAACCTCTTCGCGCACTCCGTCGGCTTCGAGTTCGAGCGCCTCCCCCCAGGCTTGTGTCCCCATGCAGCCGAGATAGCTGCCGTCGTGGGCGTACACCGTGACCATGCCCTCGCTACCCCGATGCGCTTCCCGCAACCGCTCAAGCTCAGCCTCCGTCTCACAAACCTCAGCGATTGCATCCTCCGCGAACGAGTCGTACACGTCGGGGTGGTTCTGTGTCGGGCCGATGAAGCGTCGTACCACATCCATGCGGAAGGGCCGGTCGGCGGGCGTGTCGGCGCTCACGATAGCCTCCCCGAACCAGCGCAACTCGGGCAAGGTTCCATCGTCTCGACCGGACACGATCCCGAACACCGATCCGGCGTGCAGTCAGGCGCATGGCCGGGAGCGGAGTACCAACCCTTCCCAGAGCAGTAGTCGCACTCGCGCTCGGGTGGTTCTGGCCCTTCGCCCGTCCAGTCCGAACCGGAGAAGTCGGTGGCGGGCGTGTCGGCGCTCACGACTTCACCCGCTTCTTCTTCGGCACCCATATCGCCCACAACCCACAGCCATCGCACCTGACCTGCCGGTGCGTTCTCAGCATCTCGTAGCCCCACGTCGCGTGATCGACGTAGCCCTTCGGGTGCGGCGTGTGCTTCGCAGCGTTCGGGCAGGCCGGTTCGCTGGTGGTGTTGTGGTTGGGCACCCCAGTCACGACGCCACCATCGTCTCGTCTGGATCGAGAATGACCGCGCCGGGCCACTTGAGAACCTCGCGGATGATGCTCGGCTTGCGGGGAAACGGCATGGAGAAAGCAGCCGACGAAGAACGACTCAGCCTCCGACCGTTCGTTACAGCGGATGCCACGGCCGCAAACGCACTGGCCGATCCACTGGTTCGGGTACTTCTTCTCGCGGTGGATGTGAACGCGATGGGTCTGCCCGCTCACGTCGTGTCCCCTTTCGTCAGTGACCGAACCACAGCCAACGCCTCGCGCAGTCGGTAGAACTCGCGTTGGCCGAGACAGCCGAACGACATCTCGGCCAACGCGGCGGCGGCTGTGAGTGCGTTCTCGACCGCCACCACCTCAGCCAACGCGGCAGCAATCCGCTCGTGACCGCAAACGCCCGAACCCGCGGCCAACGAGCCATCGTCGTTCTCGGCCCACTGCTCACCACAGTCGCAGCAAACGAGCCAATGCAGGCCGTCGCCGCGATCGTCACATGGCAGACCCGCGTTGTGCTGCTTCTCCGCGCCGAGGGCTGCTGGGATCGCTACCAACCGCATGGTCACGACGCCAACCCAATCTTCCGCTGGCTTGTTCGGTGGGTGTTCGGGGCGTCGGGTTGCGTCACCCACTAACTATAGCGCATGGCCGAGGCTCCGCGCCTTCGCAAGTTCGGCTCGTGCGGCGTAGAGACGCGAGTCTTCTTGGGCGTCGCCGAGGGCTTTGCGGTAGGTGTCATCCATCGGGGTGCGGCCGATCCCGCGGTGCGGGTACATCGGGTGCAGGTGCCTGACGATCGCGGGGTGGGCGAAGGCCCAGCGTTCGCGTTGCATCGCGGCGTGGCACAGCTCGGTGTCGACGAACTGGTGCTTGTAGCCCTCGTGGAAGATGACGCCGGGGCCGTCGTGCCAGGTGCCACCGACCTCGTCGATGTAGTCGCGCGTGACAACGCTGTGGGTCGAGTGCTTGCCGCGCTTGACGAGCGGGTTCGCGTCGTCCTGGGTGCCGATCACCCCGGCGCGCGGGTTGCGGCGGTGCGCGTTCAGCACCGCGACATCCCAACCGACCTCGAACGCGAGGTCGTCGGCGCCGAGGAAGACAAGGTCGGCGTCGACGCAGCCGAACGCGAGGTTGTGCTTGCGGGCGAAGTCGCCGTCGCCGCACACCCACGGAACGATGATGTAGTCCTCGCCGGTCGCCTGGACCGCGGCGATCTCGGCGTCATCGCCGGGCGAGCAGACGAACATGACCTCGACCTCGACCTCGGTTGAGGCGAAGATCGAGGCGACGACCTCGGCGGCACGGTGCGGCCGGTTGAGGACAGGAATGACGATCGAGATCTCAGCCATCAAGCAGGCTCATCTGCTCGCATTCGGCTTCGGCCTCGGCCTGGAAGAAGTCGAGGAGCCGTTCGCGTTCGAGTGACGTGCCCTTGTAGCTCCACATCCAGGCGTCGGGATGGCCGTCGGGGAGGTTGCGGATCTCACCGACCTCCTCCTCGTAGAGCGTTGCGGCACGCTCATCAGTCATCACCGCATTGTGTCATGGCGGGTAGACATCGTGGGCCAGCTCGACCAGTTCGGCGGGCGCACCACCCGAGGCGACGAAGGCACGTACCGGCAGACCGGCGGGCGGGTTGGCGCCGAAGCGGCGCAGCCACCAGGCGATGTCGGAGTCGCTGAACGCTCTCGTTTCTCCGATCCCGCGGCAGGTGGTACAGAGGATGCCGCCCTGGGTCGCGCTCGCGCGGCGACGCTGTCTCTGGGTGACGACACGGCGGTTGCCGCATCGCGGACAGGCGATCGTGTCGCGCATGACTGTGACGGCCATCTCATCCTCCTGTGCGGGAGCGGCTCTGAAGGAAACGGTTGCGGACAGGGGCGATGTTGCGCAGGGCGGAGGCGGTGCGCAACGGTTGCGGGGCGCGGGAGCGGAGCCAGTTCATCGCTTGCGACCAGGCGTCGACCTGGTCGTCGTGGGGGCCGTTGTCGAAGAGCGCGGCCTCGTCGATGAAGGACAGCACCCAGGCGGGTGTGCGTTCCGGGTCGGGGCCTGACAGCTCCGCGAGCGCGTGACCCGGGAGGAAGCAGTTGCCGGTTTCGAGGTCGGCGGAGGCGGCGAGGGCACGCATCGTCTTGTTGCCTTCGGCGCCGGGCGAGACTTTGTGGATGCCGCCCAGCTCGCGTTGCAGGTCGAGGACAAGCTCGACCCCGTACCCGGCGTTCTCGATCAGGACGCGATGCTGGCAGCCTTTGAAGGTGGCGCGCATCGTGGCGGCCATCTCGACGATCCGGCGCTTGCACACGTCGTAGCTGACCTTCTCGTGGACGGAGTCGAGCAGGTAGCGGTCGGCGCCGATCACACCCCAAGCCTGCAACGCGACATAGTCGGATGTCTCCTTGTCCTTGAGTGGGGTGTCGCAGCTCATCAGGATCATCGTGAAGCGGGGCAAACGGTCGACCTGGAAGCCCTTCTTGCGGGTCGATCCCAGCAGGGCCGGGTCGAAGAACTTCCACCAGGCCCGTTTCAGCATGTCGCCCTCGATCGCTTCGAGCCATTCGCCGTCCAGCTCCTGCGAACCCAGGCGGGTGCCGCCGTACTTGCCGTACAGCTCCTTGACCGCCGACGGGTGCAGGTTCTGGATGTTGTCGGACGTGCGCATCTGCGCCTTCGGGACGGCAGGATCGTCGACGAGCAGCTTCACCAACCCGTGACCCATTTTGGGGGTGCCGGTAGCGACGATCTTCGCTGGCTCGTGCCTGACAGCGAACGCGATCGACTCGTTCCAGGCCCTGTCCCACTGGTTCCACAGCCCGACCTCGTCGGCCCACACGCCCCGCAGGTTCTTGCCCTGGATGCGCAGGGC